ATATTATTACAGCCAGTTAAGTTATTAAATAATACCCTATAGCCACTAGCGGTATTATCATAACCACTTGTATTACTATAAAGTGCGGCATTACCATTTCCAATATTATTACAACCAGTTGTGTTACTTCTAAGTACATTATTACCACTAGCATTGTTATTACAACCAGTTGTGTTACTTCTAAGTGCATTTTGACCACTAGCAATATTATTACAACCAGTTTCGTTAGCAGCAAGTGCATAAAAACCACTAGCAGTATTATTACAACCAGTGGTATTTGCAAAAAGTGCTTGATAACCATCACCAATGTTATTACAACCAGAAGTATTGTTAGCAAGAGCATTTAAGCCAATTGCTATATTGTTGTGACCACATGTATTACTATATAGTGCAGTATTACCGATAGCAACATTACAACCGCCAAAAGTATTGCTATAAAGTGCTTGATAACCCAATGCAGTATTATTATGACCATTAGTGAGACTATAAAGTGCTTGATAACCAACGGCAACACTATTATTACTAGTATTGGTATTATTTCCAGCACAACAGCCAATAAGCACTGTGCTTATTGAATTCGGTGAAGTTCTTAAAATTGTACTACCGCTTATTTTATAACCAAGAGTCGTGTTTAATTGCGCACCACCACAAACACTTAGAGTATAAGCACCTGTTATTGCGGTATTTCCAGTTAAAGCACCACCTAAATGCACATTTAAGCCAGATTTAGTTAAACCATTGTTGGCTGTTTGAATACCCAAACCAGAAGTTATACCAGTTACATATGCTTTATCAACCAATGAACGATTAATAAAACCTGCACTATAATCAGCAGCATATATTGCACCAGTTGATGGGGAAGTAATTTGAACCCCACAATTTGTTGCATTACTTGAAACCGATACAGTACCACCACTTGTGACACAAACCTTAGCAACACATGAGCTACTAGTACATGCTTGCATATATGCTAAACCATCTTGTATGCGCACATTACTACACGTAGAAATTAAATCTATGCAGCTTGTGCCACCATCCTTAAAGCATAGTCTGCCTGAACCTAACCATACCTGAGTATTGCCAGTTAACTGACCGCCCAAAATCACAGTGCCACCAACTTTTGTTAAACCATTACAAGCATAAACACCCGAAACCACTCTACAATCCACATATTCTTTATCAACCAATGAACGAGTGTTATAATTTGTACTATAATCAGCGGCATATCTTAAACCACCATTAGCACCACTATCCGTAATTGTTGATACATTACTAAAACCAAGTGCAAAGCACTTCATTCCAGTTAAAGAAAGATCATATGTACCAGTAGAACCATTAATGGTTGTATTACCAGTTAACGTACCACCCAAATGAATATTTGCACCAGATTTTGTTAAACCATTGTTAGCACAAATAATTGGTGTACCCATACAAGTAGCAACAGTTGAGGAATCAACATACAATACATTTGTCCCACCAGTATTAATTGCAAGAGGAATTTCGTTACCACTTGCTACACATTTGCTTGCCCTAACATCTACTTTACCACCAGCTACACAAGTTAAGCCAACACGATATGTGTTCCAATCTTGTTCCAATCCAGTTCCATTAAATTGTAAACCACAAGCAGTTGGTGATAACCTAACCGCAATTTGTTTACTAATACCAACGTTTGTAATGACAATACCATTACCCTCCCTAACTGAGATTTGTTGTAAAAATATTGAGAACGATAAAGAATCGCCCGAAACCACTGGATTGGGAGTTGTTAAAATCCAAATACTGTTTGCCTGTGTTATACCACTTAATACAGGAATAATATCACCATTAGAAATTTCACCGCTTGGGTTAAAATTATAATCAGCCGTGCGTCCCCAAGTACCAGTACTTGCACTATAAATACCATTCTGCCATCCAGCTAATTGATTCTTAACCAAGATTCTCATGCCAGTTGTTGTCACAACTCCATCAATAGTAGTTACCCCACTAAGTGAAGTATTACCAGTTGTTGTAGCAAAAACACTTGCATGTGTATTTAATCCAGTTGCAACACTATCAACATATTGCTTATCAACAAGCGAACGATTGACATAATTACAAGAATAATTACCAGCATAAACAATACCCGTTTGATCGGTAGTTAATCTATTATCATAAATAGCAAAACCACTTGCAGCATTATAGTCAGCACCAATACCTATTGCACCAGTAAAATCCGAAACACTATCAACAACACCACTTTGTGATTTTAAATAAATACCACCATTTGACTTAGCATTAAGTCCAATATCTGTCGTATTGTATGTACTTAACGTAATTCCACAAACATCTCCAACTTTAAATGTATTTACACCACAAATTGTCACAGGGCTACTTAGCGTACCTCCAAGACAAACATTATGTGAACCAGATTTACTTAAACCATTTGTTGCACCTGTAACAGCACAAGCACACATTGACACCAAACCATTAATGATTGGTGTTGTGTTGCCTGTATAACTATCAAAATCAAGACATGACATCTTGGTTGCAATAAGGCATGAAGTACTTGCGGTATATCCAGTAAAGATGCCCGGGGTCACATAATCAGTGTCCATACGCATCATTGATAATACCGAACCAATCGATGAATCTTGACATGTAACATAGCCCACCAACAATGCGTCATTTGGATATTGGGGTGGTACACAAGTAAAACATCCAGCCTGTGTTGATGAAAGAAATAATGCAGTTCCCTCTGCCCATAGAGAAGTATTTAAACCATTAACAAGACCCATCGATGTAACATATCCCTTACCATTAATGCCAATATCATCGGTAACAATACCAATAGTATTATCGGACTGAACTTGGTTGCTTGCAATTGATTTAGCAATGGTTGGTAATCCAGATTGTCCTCCACAAATATAAACAACCGAACCATTAGTAATAATTCCAGCAGAAATATTGCATACAGCCACCACCATTTCTTCGCCAATTTGGAGCGTAACACCAGAAATATCTCTATCAAAATTTAATTTATTGTTTTTATAATACAAACTACCTTCACAAAATCCCCTAGATGGTGGTGTTTTACAAAATCTAATATATTCATTATTATCCAAACTACTTGGACTCATGATTGATAAGGTGTTACTACCAGTTATTGTAGTATTTCCAGTTAAAACACCACCCAAGTGAACATTTAAACCAGATTTGGTTAAACCATTATTTGCTGTTTGAACACCTAAGCCTGACGTTATACCAGTTACATACCTCTTAGTTACAAGAGATTCGTTAACAAAATTTGCACCATAGTCAGCAGCATTTCTTAAACCACCATTAGTACCACTATCAGTAATTGTTGATACGTTATCAAACCCAAGTGCAAATGAATTTAAATTTGTTAACGAAAAGTCATATGCTCCAGTAGAACCATCAATTGTAGTGCTTCCTGTTAACGTACCGCCTAATTTAACTCGTTGACCAATTTTTGTTAAACCATTTGTTGCACCAGTAATTCCCGAACTCAATACGTCAACAACATTAATTTGCTTAACGCATTTATCGACTGAATTCCAAACCAATACCCCATCGGTATTTAAACCCGTAATAGGTGTTGTACAAATTTTAATTGGGGCTGTTATGTTAAAGCTATTTACATCAACACTTAATATACATGAACCAATACCAATTGTAGTATTTCCAGTTAAAGCACCCCCCAAGTGAACATTCAAACCAGTTTTGCTCAAACCATTGTTTGCTGTTTGAATACCCAAAACGCTGGTTAGACCCGTCACATAATTTTTATCAACAACTTGATATTTATTTGTAAAGTTTTTTAAACCATCATATTCTAGAATACCATTAATAATGGTAGTTCCAGATAAATTTAGTGTATCACCAACACCCTGTAAAACTTTCGCATTTGATAAGCTTAATTTTGTAGTTAAAGACATAGTTTCATATTTTATATTTTCCCGTTATTTTTCTTATATATAAATAGTTCGAACAATTACAATTACAATTTAATTGTAAAATTTATTTTTAATTTACGAAAGCAACTGCGCTCCAGAAATTTCCATTGTAAATAAATGTTATTGAGCCGTAATCAGTATTAATTATTGCAGATGGATTACCATTGATTCCAAGTGGACTACAAATACTAATTGGGCTGGTCAGTGCGCACGAACCAATGTCGGCAACCGTCACCTTTTGACCAATAGGAGGGTTATCCAACAAACAAATTATTGACGATACACATACACCAACAAAATCATCTTTTGCTGTTGTAGTATATGCTGCAGACACATTACAAACATTAACAATACTATCAAAGTTTTGTGAAATTTTCTTAATTATTTTATCACTTGAATTCCACACCAAAATTTCATCGGAAGTACTACCAGTTGCAGGTGTAACCAATAATGAGGTTGTACCACTAGTTTTAAACGCACCATATATAATTGCACATTTCGAACTAAAATCACCATAGATTAATGGTTGAGTTGTATTAGAGTTACTTACATATAATTTATTAGACCCAGTTTCATAATATCCAGAATTATCCCCCAAGAAAACATTACAACTTCCCAATGAATTAAAACCAGCACTATTACCAAAACCAATATTACTTGAACCATATGTGTTTGCATAAAGTGCATGATAGCCAATTGCAATATTATTTACACCACAAACATTGGCATAAAGTGCTTCATAACCATTTCCAATATTATTAGTACCACCAGTATTACTACGTAACGCCTGACAGCCAATAGCAATATTGTTACAACCAGTTTTGTTATCATGAAGTGCCATGTATCCAGCACCAAAGTTATTGTTACCACAACTATTACTGCAAAGTGCCATATAACCCTTTGCAATATTATTACTACCAGTAACATTCATATTAAGAGTCATATAGCCATTTGCAATATTATTATTGCCAGTGCAAATCATGCCCAACGCCTCACAGCCAATTGCAATATTATTTGTACCTGTTGAGATACTATTACCAGCATTTACACCAATGAAAATTGAGGTAATTGTATTAGGGGCAGTTCTAAGTATAGTATTTCCGCTAATTTGATAGCCAAGATTAGTGTTTAATCGAGTTCCACCAGTTAAATTCAAAGTGTAAGCACCTCTTATTGAGGTATTACCAGTTAACGTACCACCTAAGCGAACATTCAAAGCAGATTTAGTTAAACCATTGTTTGCTGTTTGAATACCTAAACTACCTGTTAAGCCAGTTACATATGCAATATCTGGAAGTGAACGTTTGGTAAAATATGTGCTATTATCATTAGCATATTTTAAACCGCCAAAACCATAACCAGTACTACCAATTATTGCGGTAATACCTGAAAGTACTAAATTAACAGTACCATATGCAACATCTGAACTACAAAGAGATACAGAGGGAAGCAGACCAGTTCTTCTAACACATAGCTTTGCATAACTTCCTGTTATCGATTGGGTTGAATCTGTTGATACTAATAAACCATATAAATTGCAACCATTTATACGTGTGTTTCCAGTTAAAGCACCACCCAAGTGAATATTCGAAGCAGATTTGGTTAAACCATTGTTTGCACATAATGAAGTAGAACCACTACAAATAATCATATTATTCACATATTCTTTATCAACTAATGTACGGTTGGTGTAATTTGATCTGTAATCTGCACCATAAGAAATACCAGTATTTCCTGTGCTACTGTATATCGTATCTATATCACACATATTAAAACAATTACCAATACCATTTGATAATTGAAGTGCTGTGTTATCCAATGTCACAGCCCTGCTACATCCAAATAAACTCGCACAATTTACATCTAAAAGCAATCCACTATTAATAGTATTACTTACCTGAAAAAAATTGCCAGACATATCAATTAAAGTACCGCCAGTTAATGTGCCACCAAGCGTAATGTTATTTCCAACTTTACATAAACCATTTGTAGCACCAATTGAACCCATTCCACACGATACACAATTGTCAACATATTCTTTATCAACCAATGTACGATTAGTATAATCAACACTGTAATCTGCAAAATATTGTAATCCATTAATATAATCAAAACACATTAGTTTTTGCGTTGCCCCACTAAAACTATTTAAATATGTTGTTCCATCTGAACATATATTTATAGCACCCATTTGACTCGTGTTTGGGTTGCAAAACGATAATCTCGTGCTGTCAATTAATGATGTACTTAAATTTAATGATGAACCAGTTATCGAATTTCCGATTTGTAATAATTTTCCTGATGCAATATCAATATATGTATCACTATTAATTGTACCACCAAGACAAACATTTCTTCCATCATAATCGGTTAAACCATTTGTTGCGCCAGTTATACCATATAATCTAACATCTTTTGCCATATTATCAAGCGCAACATAATGTGAACCACCCAACATGGTAATGTCGATGCCCGAACCGGGTACGCTGAGTACATCCGATATTTGATTATATAATGCAAATGTTAATGGTGTTAACCCAATATATATTGGGTCTGGTGTTATTAATACCCACGCAGAACTTCCATTAGTACTGCCAGTTAAAACCCACATGTACGAACCAGAAACAGTTTCACCAGTAGGTGAACCATCGAAGTCAGTTGAGCGTGTCCAAAAACCAGAAGAAGCAATCCAAATACCATTCTGTTGGGGAACACTTGTTTCATCTTTTACCAATACCCTCCAGCCATTTTGAACCGTAACTCCATCAATTGTTGGTAAACCACTATATGGGTATGAAATCGATGTTGTTGTTGCCACATTTACGGATTGTTTTGGTTTTAAGCCACTTGAAACAGCATTAACATATCCAACATCAGGAATTGAACGACTTGTATAATTCCCGCTATAATCTAAAGCATATTTTAAACCACCAGTAGCACCAAAATCAGTAATTGTAGATGCACCACAAAAACCTAAATTAAAGGCTGAAAGACAATTAAGTGACAAACTACTTATGTCAACACCACTAATAATAGTATTTCCAGTTAACGTTCCACCTAAATGATAATTAACACCGCTTTTTGTTATACCGTTATTACTTGTAGTAGTTAATGCATCCACATATCCTTTGTCAACAAGTGAACGATTGGTATAAATCCCGCTATAATCAGCTCCATATATAATGGTACTATTTTTATCAAAACTAGCAGAACTGCTACCAGCAGATATTAATATACCATTACAATCCAAACCAAATAATGTTGAGCTACCACTCGTATTAACTTGAAACTCATTAATATTAGATAAATGTAAATTATTAATTATTGAACCATCAATTGTAGTATTGCCAGTTAACGCCCCACCCAATTTAACTCTTTTACCAGTAACGCTTATACCATTTGTTGCACCAGTTATTTTACCAGTACCCGTATTACCAGACAAGTAAATAAATGTACTATCACTTGAAATTGTAATTATTTCAGGAGTTTTTGTTTGAATCGTTCTTAAATCTAAAACATTATTATTAATCTCAGCAAAAACACCCCCCCCAATAGTTGTTGTAGTGCCAGTAGTTAAACTACCAAGAACCGTATTAATAACCAAATATGAACCATTATTATACGGAATTCCACTTGTCCAACTTGTGCCAATATATCGAGTAACACCACTATAATATGAAGGAACGCTACTATATTGGAATGTTCCCAATTGATCAGCAATGTTTCCATCAACCAAAATCCACCCAACTAAATCAGACCCACCAACATATTCATTCCATAACCAAGATTTAACAGGTAAAGATGTTTTAACATATCCTCTTTTTAATATACCATCACTTGGCTTTCCAATAGATATTTTCCCGTCAACACCTCTATAATAATAATTATATTGAGAGAAATAATTTCCATCAAAACTATTATCAAGCAGATGGGTAATTGGTAATATTTGTATTCCAATTTTTCCACTAAAATAGCCCAAATTTGTTGCGCCAGTAATAAAATTACTTGTTGGGATGTTACTATTATATTTCTTTTCAATTAAATTAATATCAGCAACCCCATTTTTATACCAATACTCAGTTCCATTTACATTAGCAGTTAAACCAGTATATCTCAAACTAATTGGTATTGTTGCATTCACCACAGATGTTGAGGCATATGCAGCATTACCAGTATTTAAATATCTAGTATCTGCTGGTTTACCTGCATTTATCTTTATGTTATCATTTAAATTTATTGCCATTTCTATCTAATTTTAGCTATTTTTTAATTCGATTATTGTATTTAAAGGAGTTTGGTAATTACTAACATATACTTTATACGAATGGGGTGAACCACCAATAACACCAGACCATGTTGTTGAAGCAACATCATTTACCGTAACATAATCAGGAAATAAATTACCGCCAACACTAACCACACCACCAATATCACCACTATTTAATACATCAACATACCATTTAGTTTTGGTTGTCGATTCGATTGGTGTTGCAAACCAAATATAATCATCTGCAGTACTGTTAAAATTAATACAAACAGTTCCAGTACTATAATTAATCTCCTTAGTACCACCCGTTATCAAATATTTGTTAATTGTTGGTCTATTAACACCAGCTGGACTACCACCACTCGCAATCTTACCCCAATAATATGGATATATACCACTAATTGTACATGTTAAAGATGGACTAGTAGTTCCACTAGCCAAAGCTGAAAGCCAAATAACACATTTACTATTATATACTGGACTACCCGATGAGTAACTTACCGATGCTGATATTGCATTATTACCCACCTGAATTTTTGCAGCTGGAAACCCATGAACATAACATAAGGCAGTTGTATTTACCACAGCACAAGTACCACCAAATTGGGTATAATTATATGAGCTGGGTAAACCACTTCTATAAGGTGAACCACAACCACCATATTGTGGTACAATACTCCCCCTACTAAAACATGTTATCCCACAAATATTTGTCACACAAGTACCAACTTCATAAAATAATGCTGGTGGGGATAAGACAAAAGCTGTATTGGCAGGTCCGGTCACCGCAGGATTAATCGTTGGTACTAAAATTTGTTCAAGGATTGTCGATATTGGTTGATTATATATTGCACAACCAGCAGGTAACCCACCAACAGTGCATGTTGTGGGTGATGCACCAGTATAAACCATGCTGCCACCACCAGTTGTGGGGCGAAGTACAATATTACCATCAAGATATGTTAATACCTTATTGTTGCCACCAGTTCCACCAGTTGCAATAATTTTAACATAATTTCCTGAGTCACCGATTAATGTTAATCCGCTTGTTGTAGCTATTTTGGTTTGACCACGTAACGTTAATTCACTGCTAGTCAATTGTTTAAATTGAAGATCATCTAAATTTGGCTGGGCAAAAAATGACATATGCTTTTATATTTAGTTATTTGTTATATTATTTATAATAAATACAAAAGATTCTGATTAAAAACAGTATAAAACAAAAAACCCCATAGGAAAATTATCCTATAGGGGTTTGATTTTAATTTCAATAAAACAAATTAACTACTTGATGGCTTTTATCAGGAATCTGGCTTGCCAAATACACCATTGTTTATCCTTTCGGGCAATGTATATGAGCTTCACACACCATTAGAGAGTTGAGTATTTCTACTTATCCTTAGTGTGACACCGTTGAGTCACCGCTCTCCCAGCTTCACCATCTACTCCTTTTTCGTAGTTAATTTTGTAGCGTTGGGCTGATTCGAACAGCCGTAAACCCTAGTTAGGGGACTCCGTGCTTATGAGACAGGTGAGATAACCAACTTCTCCACAACGCAATATATCTTTAAACCATAAATACGTATTAACTTTTTAAATGTTACATTATTTTATAAAAATCATTCTTTTTTTATTATCTCCTGATTACCACGTGCTTTTTTTAACATTTCATGAATACCTATATGTTCGGTAGGCATTTCATCGGGGTCGATCAAATTGTTTTCAACCTCATCGATATTAAGAATTTCGCTACCGTAACGAGATGCATTATCTTTTCTTGGCTCAAATGGTCTATCGAGAGGTAATTTACTATTCTCCTTAATTAATCTATCCAACTCAGATTCTCTTCCAGTTATTTCTTCGAGATCAATTTCCAACTCAAAAGATTCTTTTAATGGATTTTGAAGAAGTTTGTTTATTTCTCCAACAACATCATCACCCTTTGTTAAATCAAGAAAAAATTCTTCTTCAGTATGAAGAATGTCAACATATTCTTTATCAACTGCAATGTTTTTTTCACCAAATTCTTCGGTATATGATGTCAATAAATCACCCAATATTGAGTCTGAATTTGCTCTACTTATTGCTTCATGCATTCGTATGTCTGACGATATCTCATTTAACGAATTTGCTTTATTTTCTAACTTGGCAATATCTTTCTCATCATGATGTTTTAATCCTTTGGATAACTTGCTATATTTATTATTTTCATCTTGGATAACAATTTCCATCTTATCATTATCAAATGTACAGTCTGTAAATGTTTGACCGTCTTTTGCAAACCTTGCTTTAATAATTCTTATATTAGCAAGTCCAGCTTCTTTTTGGTCGGGAGTTTTTCCAACAGACATAAAAAAGTGTGCTTTTTGAACTCTTTTAATATTACCCCCAGTGTGGTGAGCTTCAATAAATTCAGTATCAAAACCGCTACGATTCGCCTGAATCGCAGTCCACGCAGGTATATCTAAATCAGATGCCAATGCCTCAAATCCTTTTATGATAGCTAATTCTGTTTCATTTCTATCAGGAGAACTTTTATGTGATTCCAAACAATCAAGATAATCCAATACAAGTAAATCAAATTTGAATCCGTATTTTTTCTCTTGGGATAACATCCAATTACGAATATCTTTAATATTGGTGTTTTCTTGACTGAATCTTTTTATAATAAGTCTACCCTTACCTTTTAAACTTTCAGCCTTTTCATGTGCTTTTTTTCTAACTATAATATTTTCATCTTCATCATCCATTTTACTTAATGGAATTCCTGACCATATTGCATAGTGCTTACGCTTAATTTGGTCTTGGGTATCTTCAAATATTACTTGCGCAACATTTTTTTCTTGTTCATATGCGGTATTAGCAATTTTGGTTAATAAAGTAGTTTTACCAACACCCGATGGAGTTAGTATCACACCAATTTCACCCTTACCTAATCCACCTCCAGTTAAAGTATCAATTACATCAACACCAGTTGGGATTGTTTGTCTGAATTCTTTTCTTAGCGCACGATCAATGTTTTCAAATACTTCTTCACAATCATCAGCTTCCTCTCCAATATGCGTAATTTTTTGAAATTTTTCTTCTACGTGTGCTACAATAAGTTTATTTTTAATTTCACCATTTTTAGTTTTTTCTAAAATATATTCAGCCAGTTTACGATACTCTTGCTGCTTAATGAAATTATTAGTAGTTTTTTGAACCACATCCCCATTATATAACATTTGTTTATTAATAATCATCTCATTCCATAAATTAATTCGTTTAATTACAGAAAAAAGTGATTCTTCTTCAATATAGTTGTTGGGTGTTTTATACTTATTAATTGCTTGATGGATACTCTGATTCTGCAAATTTGGAACTCTGCCAAATTCTTTATAAAACTCAAGAATAATTATAAATAATCTTTTGAGATTCGGATCATCGAAATACTCAACCGCTAAACTAGGTATTGTTTTTTCAGCAAACTCTGGTTCTACTAATAATTGCCATATTAAATGCGTTTGAAATTCAGGACCGAGATACGAAGTCAGGGTATTTTCATTTATTTCACTCATCGACTAAAATATTAAATAAGATAAAAAATGGTAGTTGTTTAACTTTAAAATAATTAAACAACTACCCAATAAAACACAATTAATCTTTAAATTCCTGTTGAGGGTTGTGTCAATATACGAACTTGCGAGGAATTTCCACCGTTCCCCCTAATTTTTCTCAACAAATCTTCTCTTTTTGAGGGCACAAATTCTCTGATTTGACTAATTGAGTATCCGTAGACATTTATCAAATCGTAATCATCCCACATATTTTTAATGTCACTTTTTTTGATTTGACGATAAATTGCGTCACTAATATCGCTTACAGCATCCACTATATCGAATGACCATCTCGCAACAGGATTAAAACCATCAACATAAAACTTTCTTTCAACAATCGGTTTATCGTTAATATAGAATCCAATTTTATTCTCAACACCCCTGATAACTTTATCATCAATTTGTTGAACAACTTGTTGTGGATTATATCTCATAGCACCCCTATAATCCAAAGGATATGAATTAATCATCTTTTGATGATATTGATACAAATCAAAGTCTGCATCCACTTGGGTATCATAGCTTTTCTTTGATAATGTTTTTTGCAATTTAGTAATTGCACGTGGAAGAATTTCCCTAATATCAATTGAATATCTGGTAAAGGGGTTAAATTGGTCGGCATCGAATACTTTTTCGCATAACAAAACGTCTTCCTGATGCAAGGAGAACTTAAACATATTGTTATATTCTTTTTCGTACATGTTTAATTATAATTAAATTGTTAATAAATCTTCCAAATATACGTAGAATCTTTCTAAATAGAAAGACTTTTATAAACTATTTTTATTGTTTTTTAAATATTCTGAAAGTAACTGTTTTTCATTCATTATTACAGTATAGAAAGGCTCAATATATTGAACAAAAGTGCTGCCATATACTTTTAAAAACTCATCTTCCATCATTAACTTATAGAGATTCTTACTTCCTCTATTATCGGCAGTTAAGGGCATTTCTAGCTGCAATATTTCATCTTCAGCTTCCTCATTAAGCATTGGCTCACGCAAATTAGTTAACTTAAAATTGGTCTTTAAACGATCAATATTATTTAACATGTTTTCCAATGACTTTAAAGGTTTCTTTTTCTTTGAAACTCTATCTTTATTTATCTCATCTGCTTTGGTGCAAATCTCCCTAACAGATAAATGCTTAAATTTTAGTTCTGGAAATAATTTCAATAACGTATCTTCACCAATTCCTTCAATTCCTTTAATGTTATCACTAGTATCACCACAAATTATTTTCAATGTTAATGCATTGGAATAATGGTGATTGAAGTGCATGATATAATTTGTTTTATTAACAGGTACTTTTATATTTGGGAATAAAATTGTGATGTTTAAATCTAAAAGCTGTGCAAAATCCCTATCATTTGAATGGAGGAATATTTCTTCTTTGTTATTATGCTCAATACAATATTTTGCAATTAAGTCATCGGCTTCGATATTATCGACTTCGATTTGCCTTAGAAATAATTCTTCGGCATATGCTTTAATTCTCATTCTTTGTTTTAGAATCGACTGTTCCTTCTCTCTTTCTCTACGTATTTCAGCAGCAGTCATTTCAATCTTCTTATACCACTCTTTGTTCTTGCGAT